AACTTACGGGTTAAAAGATGCAGATTTAGAATTATTAATTTATTTAGATTGTAAAGGAAGATTTACACGAAACGATTTTATCAACGGAGTTTATACATACTCGTGGGATAAAGCAAGATGGGAGAGATTAAAAAGAGAAGGTTGGATAGAAACTTGGAGACATAGAAATAGAACGACTATAATGTATTCTATATTTAAAACCTCTTTTAAATGCTCTCAAATGATAAGTAGAATTTACAGAATACTTCTAGGTGAGGAAGATCTTCCTACGTCAGAAAGAAGTGTATTTTACAATAACAAATCATATACAGATAAAGTTTATAATAAAGCTATAGATGATATGATAAAAGACAAAGACCGATGAGAACTACACGAAAAAGAATGCATGGTCGTAAAAGAAGACGATCTCCTATATTAACAAAAGGCTCGCCAATACAGGCTATACAAAACGAAGATTTAAATGAAATGAATGAAGAGGCAAATTTAGCAGCAGCTCGAGCTCAGAATATGGAGTCTTCTGGAGGTGGGGCGTTTGGTAGTAGTAATGCTATGGCAAAATCACTTGCAAGACAACGAGCAATGAAAAAAAGGATGGAAGTATCAGACGAGTATTATAGAAGAATGGCTTAATATGGGATTTAAACTAGGATCAGAAAAAGGTAATCATGCTGTAAGCGGGGAATTAAAAACTAAACTACGATTTGGTAAAAAGTCTGGTGGTAGTGCTTCTATTCCTGGTACACCTATTATTAGAATGCCACTAGAAGAAGGTATTTTAGGTGAAGCCAATATGGACGGAAGTATTTATATTAGTGATCAATTACAACCTGGTAGTGCTCAAGAACGCCAAGTTATAAATCACGAAATGAGACATGCTACTGATATGAAGATTGGTAAACTTGAATATTCAGATGATCATATAAAGTATAATGGAGAAACTTTTCCAAGAAAAACAATTGAAGGTAGAGATATGATATTAATAGAGGGTCAGTGGAAGGAAGCTGGACACGAGGGCTTTCCTTGGGAATTAGACGCAAATAATGGAAATCATGGAGGTATTTAAAGATAATAACGACTGGAATGAAAAATCTATCGTAGGATTTGTTGCATTTGCGATAATGTGTGTGATTATGATAGCAGATCTTGTTACCGGTTATGTAGGTAAAGATTTAATAATTAATGAATTCGTATATGATTCATTTGTACTTGTAGTACTTGGTTGCTTCGGTATAAGTGGTCTAGAAAAATTCGCAAAAAAATAAAATATGGCATTTAAAATGAAAGGATTTAGTGGATTCAAAAATTCACCAGTAAGACAAGAAGGACCAATAGATAAAAAACAACTTAAATTGCAAAAATCAGAGAATCCAGATACTTACGTGTACGAGCCGGGTAAGAGAAAGAAAGGAGATGAAAAATTTGTTCGTAGTGAACGAATAGGTAGTTTAGAAGATAGAATATCTTTTATTGATGAAACTGCAAATTCTGAAGGTAGACCTACAACTAAACAAGAAGAAAAAGATAAAGCTAAACTAAAACAAGAAGTAGCAATATTAAGAAAATCTAAACACAAATAATAATGTTAGGTAAATTATTTTCTGGAGGTGCTGCTGACTTAGTTAAGGGTATAGGAGGTGTTGTGGATAGTTTACATACATCTGCTGAAGAAAAACTAGAAGCAGAAAGAAAAATAAAAGAATTAGTTGCTAACTATCAAATAGAGATGGAAAAAAACATCACTAGCAGATGGGAAGCTGATTTAAAGTCAGATTCATGGCTTAGCAAAAATGTTAGGCCAATGGTATTGATATTTTTAATAGTATGCACCATGCTATTAATATTTATAGACGCAGGTGCATTAAAATTCAACGTTAAGGATTCTTACGTTGATCTATTACAATTAGTATTAATAACAGTGATTGGTGCTTATTTTGGCGGTAGATCACTAGAAAAAGTAAAAAAATAAAACAATGGGAAAATATTTTACAATAAAAGTACAACCAACAATAGCGGCGAGTAAACAAGCGTTGGGTGCATTTACCAATCATGATGTTATATTTAATTGGACTGCATTTGAGGTTCCAAGAGGAAGTAATAGATTGGTTGGTGTAACAACACTAATTAGAGGAACTAATGGGGCTAGACAAGAAAAATATTTGGGCGTACATTTTGCTAAAACAATTAATGGTAACGCGCCTGGTGATATAGGTACTGTACATGCTACAGCTGGAAATGGTGGTTATCAAAACCATTTAATAGGAGCTGTTCGTGTTGATCCTGCTGATTATAAAGATGGTTTAGATATTATGGCTGTAGCTACATCTGGTCACGGTGCTGGAACACAGCAAACGCCAGCGCAAATTCTTGAAGGAGAATTAGGTAGCGGCACAAGAGTTAGTCATGATAAAATATATATGGCAGCAACAGGTGGCGCTTTTAATTTCGCATCAACAGTGCAAGTTGCTACTGAAACAGCTACTAGCACCTCAGCGGTTGTAGTTAAAACTACATCAGCTTTAACTAACTTTGACAAAGGAGACGTATTACACGATGAAGACGACCAGTTAATTGGTACAATTAAATCAGTTACTGATGCTACAAATCTTGTGTTAGAAGCAAACGCAGCTAATGTTAGTGCTGTGAATAAAGATTTATATAATATAAATCCTTTAACGTTTATATTAACATTTGAAAGATAAAAAAAATTAAATTAACTTAAATTAAATAAAATGGCAAAAAAAGAAAAGATAGTAGACTTAAAGTCTAAACCTGAAAAAATATCAGAAGATCAATTAAAGAAAGTTCAAGAAATGATAAACGATATAAACAGAACTCAATTAGAGTTAGGTTCTATGGAGTTAAGAAAACACGAAGCAATGCATAACATCGCTGGACTTAGAGACGAATTAACGTTAATGCAAAATGAATTTGAAAAAGAATATGGTACTTATGATATTAATATTAAAGACGGTACTATAAATTATCCTAAAGAAAATGGCAAAACTAATTAGAAAAATTAGCGTAGGTAAAGATTATAAAAACGACGCTATGCACTATGCTGTTGGCCAAGAAGTTTATGGTGGACATACTATTTGTGATATAATAGAAGAAGAAGATAAGTTTTCTGTATATATTAAAAAGAACAAAGACGTGTTACCATGGAAAGACTTTAATAAAAATATGGCGGTATCTGTAGAATATAATCTTGAATACTAATGAAAAGTGTTTACAACTTTGTTGTAAAACCAAAAGGAGAAAGATACAATAATACTAAAAAAGTAGGTGATTCAGAATTAATACTTAATACTGATATTTATAGACATGAGTTTGTAAATAGAATAGCTATTGTTAAATCAATTCCTATAGTTGGCGATACAGATATACAGGTGGGAGATGAACTTATAGTGCATCATAACGTTTTTAGAAGATGGAACAATGTTAAGGGTATAGAAAGAAATAGTAGAAGTTATTTTAATGAATCTACTTATTTTATAAATCACGATCAAATTTTTTTATATAAAAGAGATGAAGAGTGGATAGTACCAAAAGGCTATTGCTTTGTAAAACCTTTAAAAGCTATAGATCAATTTAATATTGAATCTGAAAAACCTTTACAAGGTATTGTTAAATATTCCGATGGAACAGTAAATGTTAATGACTTAGTTGGTTTTAGACCAAATAGTGAATATGAGTTTATTGTTGACAACGAAAGACTATATCGAGTTTTATCTAATTTTATTACAATTAAATATGAATATCAAGGAAACGAAGAAGAATATAATCCAAGCTGGGCACAGGGCAGTTGAAGAGCTTATTAAAGTTGCCAAAGAAGCTATTGTAGATTCTGATGATGATATATCTGCTGATAGATTAAAAAATGCTGCAGCTACTAAAAAACTAGCTATATTTGACGCATTCGAAATACTTAACAGAATCCAAGAAGAAGAAAACTTGCTTGAGGGAAAAACACCTGAAAAGACAGAGGAAAAAGTCTTTAGAGGATTCGCAGAAGGTAGATCTAAGTAATGTACGAGCAAAGTTTAGTTAAAATAATAGAACCTATAAAGAAGACTACTATTAGTCGTCTTAACAAATCTAAAAAATGGAAATATGGATACAATAAAGAACATGATATCGTGGTTATCTCTAAAACGGGAAAAATTGGTAAAATACTTGAAATTCAAAACTTGCGAATTGGCTTGCCGTTGGAACCAAAAGGAGTGTACGTGCACCCCAAAAACAAATGGGTAAAACAAGAGTATCCTAAAGAGTTAAGTAGAATAAAAAACATATTTGATTGGAGAAACTATCCAGATGAAAACAAAGAACAGTGGTTCGATTACATAGACGAAGAATTTAAAAGAAGAGAAGAAGGGTTTTGGTTTATGAACAATGGTAAACCAACCTATATAGTAGGAACACATTATATGTACTTACAATGGAGCAAAATTGACGTTGGTGCTCCAGATTTTAGAGAAGCAAATAGATTGTTCTTTATATTTTGGGAAGCATGCAAGGCAGATAAAAGATGTTACGGAATGTGTTATCTAAAGAACAGAAGATCAGGATTTTCGTTCATGTCATCTGCTGAAACGGTTAACTTAGCCACACTTGCAAGTGATAGTAGATATGGTATACTTTCTAAAACAGGTGCTGATGCTAAAAAGATGTTTACAGATAAAGTTGTTCCAATATCAATAAACTATCCTTTCTTTTTTAAACCTATTCAAGATGGTATGGATCGGCCTAAAACAGAATTAGCATATAGAGTTCCAGCTAGTAAATTTACTAGAAAAAAAATAACTAGTAATGAAAAGCTAGAAGAATTAGAAGGATTAGATACAACTATAGATTGGAAAAATACAGGAGATAATAGTTATGATGGTGAAAAACTAAATTTATTAGTACACGATGAAAGTGGTAAATGGGAAAGACCCGATAATATTTTAAATAACTGGAGAGTTACAAAAACATGTTTACGATTAGGTAGTAGAATTATCGGTAAGTGTATGATGGGCTCAACTTCAAACGCATTAGACAAAGGTGGAGAAAACTTCAAAAAATTATACAACGCGTCAGATGTCACTAAACGAAATAGAAATGGTCAAACAAAGTCTGGCTTATACTCTTTGTTTATCCCAATGGAATGGAACTACGAAGGATTTATTGACGAGCATGGAGTTCCAGTCTTTA